ATCAAATATCAGAAGGCGCTGGATAGCGCAAAGAAGGAGGATTAATTATGGGTAGTTGTTATGCTGGTTTAACGGTTGCTTATGCGAGAGCTCAGAAAGGTAAGCCTTGCTCGAAGACGTCGGAATATGCAAAGCAAATGGACGCGATCAATTTTTATAACACGCCTAAGGATGGCGCGGCTGATTCCTGCAGTTTATATGTCGACAACTGCGTTTTGCACGGTTGCGTTGATCCGTCCTATGAGGATGATCCTGAGGGCGCTAAGTGGACCGCGCTTTACATGCTTAACGAACCGCAGAGCCCTGGCGCGAATGAGGGCGCTGGGTGCGCGCAGGCCGTTTCTTACTTCCAGGCTATGGGTGAGTGGTACACGGACACCAAGGACTTTGAGAGGGGCGATAAAATTTTTTATAGACGTAGTTCGGCCGTATCAAAAAAGAACCCTTTAGGCGTTTATCACACGGGGCTTATCGTTGACTGGGGTTCTTTTAACGGTAAGGACGGCTTTATCGTTTCTGAAGGAAACACCAGCGGAGGCATTGTCGATGAGAAGTTCGTAGCGTTTAACGACTCCAAGATCGCGGGCGCGGGGAGACCGAGATATGACGGATGGTTACCCATTCCAGCTGCAGACGACGATGACAATATAGAACCTGCACCAGAACCGACACCAGATCCAGTAATACCAGAGCCGACACCGACAGGCAAAGAGTACACGGTCAGCGTTAATTCCTTTTTGCGTGTAAGAAACGGCCCAGGTACGGATTATCCGATCGTTGATAAACTCTATAACGGTGAAACGGTCACGGTTTATGAAGAGCAGGACGGCTGGGGCCGCATCAGCAACGACATGTATCTTTGGGTTTCTATGGACTATCTGGTTTGATTATCTTTGCAGGTAGTATGCTATTATGGGCTCATCCGAAGAAGGGAGGCTTTATTGTGGCAGAGGAACCTAAGAAAAAAGGCCATTACACGTCCACCGCAGCTAAGTTGCGCTACAACAGGAAGGCGTATTCGCAGGTCACTTGTTTGTTGCCTAAGCAGCTGGTATCCGACTTCAAAGCAAAGTGCAAAGAGAACGGCGACGTCCAGGCACGGATCATTCGCAGGGCTCTGGAGGATTATCTCAAATCCGATATGGTGAAGTAATCGGGCGGTAAACGTGAAGTAAAAGGGCAGGGGTAGAGAAATCTACCCCTTTTTTATTGCGATACTACTTGTAGGTTTTGCCTTATGGTTATAATAGTATGCAAAACCGCACGGGGGTGTTTGTTAATGGCCTTTGAAGATCTGTCTAATTCCGAGTTAAGGAACTTAATTGATGAGTGGATCAGGAACGAACGCAACAGAGATATACTTAAGTGCAGGTTAATTGACGGAGCCACATTCATAGATCTGTCGACTCGATTCAATCTATCCGAGCGTCAGGCTAAGGCCGTAGTTCATGATGGTATTGAAACAATCAAAAAGCATTTGTAATCGTTCACTTTTCTTGCATTCTATCAGCCCTGGGGCCGCACGGCTTTGGGGCTTTTAAATTGGCACAATAAAGGCATAGCGAGGTGCTTATGGCTTTTATCAAATACAATCCTAACCCGCTGGGGGCATCTGTTGGCGATTGTACCGTGCGTGCTATCTCTCTGGCGCGCGGGCTGTCCTGGGAGGAGGCTTACACGGAACTTTGCGAGACTGGTTTTAAGATGGCAGACATGCCGTCGTCAAACAGCGTTTGGGGAGCTTATCTTATCAGCAAGGGCTACCGTTACGGTGTCATTCCTGACAGATGTCCTTTTTGCTATACGGTTAAGGACTTTTGCCGCGATCATCCTGAGGGCGTATTCATTCTGGGAACGGGCACGCACGTTGTTTGCGTGATCGACGGTGATTATATCGACAGCTGGGACTCTGGCGACAAGATTCCGCTTTTTTGTTATACGAAGGAGGTATAAACAATGGCTTATGGTAACTATGGCGGTAACTACTACAACCCATACATGACCGCAGCAACACAACCACCACAAGTGCAGGTTCCACAACAACCACAGACACAGTCGAGCATATTATGGGTTCAAGGTGAAGCGGGCGCTAAGGCTTATCCAGTAGGCGCGGGCAATTCCGTATTACTCATGGACACCGAGGATTCCGTTATGTATATCAAGACCGTTGACGTCAGTGGAATGCCGCAGCCGTTGCGCGTGTTTGATTATGTCGAGAGAAGCGCACAGGGGCGTTCTGGCGCGGCCGCTGTTGCTAATGCGGATACGGTGACCCGTGAAGAGTTCGAAGCTCTCAGAGAGGACGTCAGGCGCTTATCCAAGGGCGTTAGAAAGCCTAACCTGACCGAGGACGAGTGATATGGCTAATCCTTTGTACAATCAGTTGAACGGTGGCGGTGTTGATCCGCGGCTTCAACAGTTGCGGGCGTTCATGAACGGGTTTTCTGGTGATCCTAAGCAAATGGTACAGAACATGATTAACTCTGGCCGCATCAGCCAGGACCAGGTGAACCGCTACGCGCAGCAGGCTAACGAGATTTATAAAATGCTCAAATAATGCCGTGTTTTTGAAATATAAACGCGGTTTTTGAAGTTTTAATTCAAATTTTGAAAGAATTTTTAAATTAACTAACTCAAAAAACGAGTTAGTTAACCCGATTTTAATTAGTTTTCTATTAGTTGCAACGATGGAAATAAAAACAAACGAAAGGAGACAGGATTATGTCTTTAACTACAGGCGAGATGTCTGCGGCTGACCTTGCGGCTGTCGTAGGCAATAATGGAGACGGTATGGGCTTTGGTGGCTCAAACGGTTGGTGGATCATTCTGTTGTTCTTATGCCTTTTCGGGGGCTGGGGTAATAACGGCGGTTTTGGCGGTGGCAATGCTGGCGCTGGCGGTCTTTATCCCTGGATGAACCAGGCCGATCTTACTAATACTGGATTCCGCGATCAGATGCTCAACGAAAACATCAGCGGCATCCGTGACGGTGTTTACGGTCTTTCGAACCAGCTTTGTAATGGTTTTGGCGACGTTCAGATGGCGCTTGCCAACGGCTTTGCTGGCGTTGAGCAGGGTGCTAATGCGCGCCAGATGGCAAACATGCAGACCGCGTTTGCTACGCAGAATGCTGTTAACCAGGGCTTTAATGCTACCCAGGCTCAGCTGGCATCATGCTGTTGTGAGAACAGATTAGGTATTGCCGATCTTAAGTACACAGTAGCAACAGAGAACTGCGCAGACCGTGCAGCTTTGTCAGACGGAATACGAGATATTATCGCGAGCAACACAGCGAGCACACAGCGTATTCTTGATCAGCTTTGCCAGGACAAGATCGACGCTAAGAACGATACCATTGCTCAGCTCAGGCAGGAGTTGCTTTATGCGCGTGGCCAGGCGTCACAGGACGTCCAGACTGCGGTTCTCAGGGCTGGACAGGAGGCAGAGGTTGATGCGCTTTATAACCGCCTTAATAACTGCCCTGTTGGCACCGTGCCCGTTTACGGCCGTCAGCCGATCTTTTCTTGCAACCAGGGCTCAGGATGCGGTTGTAACGGCAATTTCTACAACTAAGGGGGTATGATCCATGGCTGAATATGTAACGACGGCCGACAGTGCGGTTGCGTTAAATGGAACAATCCCATTTAACAGCGTTTCTATTCCTTGTAACGCAGGAAATGTTATCCCTGCGGCACCTGGAGTTCTTATTCTTAAGGGTAATACCTCAAACCGATTTGCAAGGTATAAGGTCACGCTTCAGGGTAATGTTGCGGTACCTACTGGCGGGGCCGTTACTGCGGTTGCGCTTGCGATCACGCTGGACGGTGTAACCTTGCCTGAGAGCGTTGCGATCTTCACACCGCAGGCCGTTGAGGAATACGGCCACATTAATACCGTGGCGATCATTACGATTCCGAGCGGCTGTTGCATGACCGTATCGGGGCGCTATGTGGACGGTACGGAAGACGACGCGGCGGTAACGCCTACGCCATCCATAGCCGTAAGACGTAACGCTTCGATCGCTGTTGAGAGAATTGCTTAAGAAAGGAGGCGCTAAAATGCATACTTATTATGATGTAAAAGAAATGTTGCACGACGAGCTTGCCGATATCGTTAAAAAGGGCGGGCTGTCAGCAGGTTCACTTGAAACCATCGACAAACTTTTAAACTCCATTAAGAACTCATGTAAGATCATCATGTACGAGAGATATGATGACAGTAATTATTCCAGAGACACCATAGGTGCAGGAATGAGCACGGAGAGATCATACATGAGGAAAAGAGACAATCGCGGCAGATATTCACGCGGTTATTCCTATGCGGATGACAAGCATGAAACCGTTGAAATGCTCAGGGGCTTGATGGACGAGGTTTCTACGGATGAAGAGCGCGCGGTCCTTAAGAAGTTGATTCGTCGGATGGATCAGGACTAATGCTTTCAAAGCGTGAGCTGACTGAGGTTATCAGCGAGCTCGAGGAGTCACCGCGGTCCTACCAGGATTGCGCTAAGCTGGCGACGTTCTATTCGCTTTATGATCATTTGTATCCTGAGGTCATGCAGGGCTACTCTGGCCAGGCCGAGACCGTCAGTGGTTATGGTGACTCAGAATTCCTGCGGGCGATTGCTGGCAAAGACACGGCGTTTGCCTGGGGGCTTATGGATGAGCTCATGTCAGCTATTAAAGTTCTAAATCCGCGGCTTTACGACAGCGTTCTTCGTAAACTTGACTAAAAAGGTAGGCGTTCACTCGGGTGGGCGCCTACTATTTTGCCTTTTCGACCGATTTTACTTGAACTTTACTCCGATCAGAGGTTTGATACTACTAATAGTATGCCAGTAGGCAGGAATTCGGAGGTTAAGACGATGAGAAAGTACAGATTAGACGTAATGCTTTACAAGGCTTGCCAGTTTCAGGTTCGTGAATTTTCCGCTGAGTGTGGCATGACATTGGCTGAGCTTTGGGACTGCGTACACGGCAGAGGTAGAAATGCGGAGCATGGTGGTTTCTGGCATGAAATGGTCATAGCTGAGTATCTTGATTATCTCGATCCTGCTGGTGACCGCGTTAACAAGTTTTTGGATAGGTTTTAGGAGGTGTGACATGAAAAACCGTGTTGAGTTTGTTAAGGCGCTTTTTCCAGTTGGCACTCGTATCGTTCTTGCGAAGATGGACGATCCGCAGGCGCCACCGAGAGGCACGAAGGGCACCGTTACGGGTGTTGACGATCTGGGTGATTTGTTGGTTGCTTGGGATAACGGTAGCGGTCTTAAGGCGATTCTGGGGCAGGACCAGTTCTATCACGACGATGAGGGTGCTACCCGATTTATAGGCGATCAGGAGGCTGCAGAGCTGTTTTGCTATCGCCTGCGTGATATGGGACTGAAGCCTGAGATGATCGTTAGGAATTGGGGCGACGGCTGTGTTGAGTTCGTTGTTCGACTTAAGGAGGAGGTGTAACATGACGAACGTTGAGAAGATGGTTATCGATCGCCTTGCAAGGATCGGCTATTTTGTTGGTGGTGAGCGTGTCAGCAGGGATGTTGCTCATGCGATCCTGGGTGATAACTTGGCGGTATTAGAAGGACGCTGGCTGGCGTCACCGTATGACGGGTATGTCGTTGGTTGCGAGGTCAACGGTCACAGCTTTTCTGTTATGGAGGTGCAAGATGGCAGGGTTTAAGTACGAAATCGGCGCGACTGTCAGGCTCAACGACCGCCGCGGTACGGTTGCAAAGGTAATTGATCGGCTGGAAATGGAGCCCAGGGTTTATGTCCTGGAAACCGCCGACCAGAGAAAGTACGAGATGGTCGAGGACGACATCGCGGGTTTGGCTTAAAGGAGGATACGGCAATGACAAGAGAAATCAGAGAGCAGATCTTGGAGATCAGGGACACGGGGCTCACCAATATGTTTGATGTTAATCGCGTTCAGCGGCTGGCGTTTGACCGAGGGTTTTATGAACTGGTTAACTTTATCGAAGAGGGCCGAGAGAACTACTGCGCGGAATACGTCAGGTTTATCCTCAACGGCGTTGAGTAAAAAGGAATTATTTTAATAAAAAAAGCGGGGCTTGACGGCCCCGTTTTTTGTTTACCGCCAATCTACCGCCAATCTACCGCCAATGTTTTCAGGTTGGGTTCCACAAATGCTTTATTTGCGGGCTTTTGAGTGGTGCGCCTGACAGGACTTGAACTATATTTTAAACGAGCCAAACGGCAAGCACAAGGCTCGAAAGTGGCTATTTACGGGCGTTTGGCGCTTTGGTGTCATTTCCATTTCTCGCGTCTGGCGCGCTTACCGCCAATTTTTTATTTTTGATTGATGGTTTTAAAGGTGGAATTGTCGAGGATGTCAGCGGCCTGGGCGAGCTGTTGATCCGACATGTGAGCGTAGACTCCATAAGTGTCAAAATCTACCGAGTGGCCGACTGCGGCTTTCAGCATCGGCTGGGGTAAATCTACGGACGCCATGCTTATAAACGTATGCCTGAATGAATAAAGGCAGGTGTTAGGGCACCCGAGTTGAGCCGCGATCCTTTTCCAGTGCTCATAAACCGTACCCTGGATTGCCACGTCGCCTTTTGTATCTGGAAATATCCAAGGGCTGTTTAGGTCCACGGTCATCTGTATTTGTTCTTTCAGTTCTTTGATCGCAATATCAGCGAGCTTAATATGACGACGCGCATTATCATTTTTTCCTGGCGTAATCCTGCACATACGATTCACAGAGCGATTGATAGTGATCCAACCATCAGAGTAATCACCATGCTGGAGACCGATTGCTTCACCAGGTCTTAAGCCCGTGACGCACATGAACCTAAATAAATGGATGAAGTAATCACCCGAGAAGGGCTCTGACGGGTCAAATAAGCGCGTCACGGCCTGCAGGGGTATGATTTCCTTGCCGACGGTCGGCGCGTTCTTAGGGGCGTACAGAGCGGCGCCTGAGGGCACGTCGATTCCGTCCAGCTCGCAGTACTTCAGGAACTGGACGATCGTTGCGCGGATCGTGCGCAGGGTTTTCTTGCTCAGGGGCTCACCGTTGAGCTTTTGGCAGCTGTTGATCACCTGTTGCCAGTCGGTTACTCGCATGGCCGACAGTTTGCGTTTGCCGCACTTTGGCAGTATGTGGTGATTGCTAATGCTTATGACGTTGCGGAGCGCTTCAGGGCACGTTCTGGCGGTCAGGGAGTCTAAGTAACGAGCCCATTCCGCGGCTACCGTTATGCTGGTGTCGGTACCGTTCATGTAGGCGTTGTATTTCTTCAGGACCTCGCGTTTGCCTGCGGTACCTGGCTTGCCTGACCAGAATGTCTTTACGCGTTTGCCGTTTGAATATATTGAAATGGACCACTTTTGATTGTGGGCCGACCATCTGGGTTCTATCATGATGTTTTTTCCTTTTTGCTGGGGTTATTCCGCTAAGCCAGTATTGTGCTTATCTTTGCTTTCTTTTTTTCCGAGCCCGCGTTCACGCTGGAGTTGGTAATCGGCATAATTGAGCACATCTTCTTTGCCGCGTTCGGAGAGCTGACGGAAGGTTGACAGGAGATTGCTTTCGGGGATGGTGATATCCTCAGGATCATCGTAAAAGAAAGCCAGCGGTGATATGCCGAGTTTTTCGGCTGCTAACTGGAGTTTGTCACGCTTCATATCCTGGTGACCGTTTTCGATCTTGCTTATGGACGCCTTGCTCGGGAACCCGCAGGCGATTGCGAGCTCAGTTTGAGAAATGCCAGCCTTTAGACGGTATTTTCTTAGCTTTTGACCGAATTCTTTATTACTAATATCCTTACTCATTTTAAACCTCCAAGTTTTCACATCTTAAAGGGCAGGTGCTTAAATTGCAACCTTGTTTTACAAAAATTCCGGTTTTTGTGGACTATTTTATAAAATCGGGTTGCTTTTTTAGAAACGTTGTTTTAATCTTTGGGTGGTTTCCAAAATCGAAACAGAAAGGAGGCACACGGCTATGGATCATCAGGCTTTGAAAGAGCGAATTGAGCGCGATGGTATCAAAAAGACAAAGTTGGCAGAGCGCACGGGGCTTACACCTCAGGGCTTTTACAACAAGTTGAACGGCGACAGCGAATTCAACCGCAAAGAGTTAGAAGCGTTAAAGGACGCTTTGCATCTCTCGGACAAAGAATTCTTGTCGCTATTTTTTTCTTCGAACGGTTTCTAAAATCGAAACAGAAAGGAGTCAAAAATGCGAAGCAATAAGAAGAGCCTTTACCCAGAAATCAGCAGGCAGTTTGAAGACCGCGCCGAGCTGGCTGACGTAATCGAGAAGTCGATTAGGACCGTTACGCGGATCATGGCTGGCGAGAGGGCGTTCACGAAGCGCGACAGGGTCAAGATCTGCGACTACCTGGGAATGACAGAAGCAGAAATCTTCAGAAAGGAGCAAACAGCATGATGGAGTTGATTTTAGGCGGGATCATGGTAGGCGTTGCACTTATCAGCTTTGGCGCTGGCGGTCTGGCAGGTACGGCAATAAGCGAGCGCAAGTACAGACAAGAGCTGCAGAGGAAAGTAAGACCTGCACACATCCACATCCACAGAACGTCACAAGTCCAGGAGTACATAGTTCAGCCTGGCGCACTGGATATCAGTTTTCCTAATACGGAGGAGTGCGTATGACCGAGAGTACTTATAAAGCCTTGCAGCGTGCTCATCCGCATTCGACCGAGTGTCGCTTCACAGAACCGTGTCATTTTCGGTTTGGCCTGCGTAAAAGGGCGAGATGCGCGTGTTTGAGCGATTGCGGGTTCAGGGCTGATTACGAGGATTGTCCTTTTCGGCTGACGGACGCCGAGGTTGAACGAAATATCCAGGAGTTTCCTATTGATCCTAATTACGCGGAGGTTCATCGATGAACGTTTCAAATGCAAAAATCACGAAGATTCTATCAAAGTATCACCTTAAGCTTGACCGCGAGGGTTCGGGCTCTGACGACACGGTTGCTGTCAAATGTGACCGCGGCTGGGTTATCAGCGATGATCACAGGGCCTGCATCAAGTGCGAGTGGTTTGATGATCCTGGCTATCTGGCTGGGTACCTTATGTCAAACGTCAAACCGTGCCATTGTCCTGCGTGCATGCGTTCGGATGACTGGGTTCATGAGTTGTCTTATCTCAGGACTCATATTGAAGACGTTTGCTCGAAGCTGGGGATCGTAAGTTACAAGTGGAACGAGCGCGATCATTCCGTTGCTGGTTTCTTTTGGTCTGAAGTCTACGAAGACGACAAACCTGTTTTTATTCAATGGAAGCCCGCGAATGCTACCCACGGTTTTGTTCAGGCTGTTGTTGCCATGAACAATTGGGATAACGAGCGCGGTTGTCAGCGTGAGCCTATTAAGCGTCGCGTTGTTGATGCACCAAGCACTAATTCTTTGTATGTTGCCTTGATGGGTATCCGTGGCGACATGTACACGCCGATCAAATACAAAGCCGAGCAGATGGACACCGAGGGCGTTGAGTCTTTGGCGGCCGAGTGCGCGCAGGCTTTTGCTCGGAGTTACGTTTACCGCAATCCTGCGGACCACAGCTATCGGGCCTGCAATAAGCGCGACGAGCAAAGGATCAGGAACAACGAGATCTGGTGGGCGTCCATGTATGAGCCTGACGACGTAATCAGACAGCTCAAAGCCGAGCAGGCTGAATACATCAAGGAATACTCGCGCATTTGCGGTGCTGACGGTGGTGCGTTTGTATGAAAAAAGAAACGGTGTACAGGTTTGTAATTACCGCTGGCGCGACCGTGTTTGTCGCTTCAGTCGCGCTAACGGCCAGGGTTCCGTTGCAGCAATCAAAGCAGGCATATAACAAGGTTGAGGTTGTTTATGCCGAGTCGAGCGAAACGCCGCCAACGGTCCAGGAGACGACCTGCGTTGCAGATCCTAACCTGATAAAAGAATACATATGCGGGTTAGAGCCTGTCAAGGCGGCGCCTACGCCTACACCTACGCCAACACCCGAGCCCGAGCTGGAGTACTTGGGCGAGTTTTCCGCTACCGCATATTGCGGAGGAGCATGCTGTTGCGGAGTAGCGAGAGACATTCCAATGACAGCGAGCGGAGAACCTGCACAGAGTAATTACATTGCAGTTGATCCGAGAGTGATTCCATTAGGCACTTATCTGTATATCGAGGGCGCTGATATGGACGGTTACTACTACGCGATGGACACGGGTTCGGCTGTTAAAGGTAACATTGTTGATTTTTATTTCGGTACGGACGATGACAGCCATTGGCGTACCGAGGTTTTCGGAAGACAGACCGTTTGGGTTTACAAAGTTTTGGAGGATTAAACATGATCTTGATCGATTTGAATAATAGTCGCACGGAGCTCAATGGCACGAAGTCGCAACTTGTGACGGAGTACATCGTTCTGGCGCACACCTTTATTGAAGCCATTGTAAAAAAGTTACCCAAAAAAGACCGCGAGGCTTTGGAGCACGTTATTGCTTTGGCTTTTATGAACGAGATGGGGCTTGATGTCCTGGAAGACTCGGGGCTGGTTCAGGGCCACACGATGGTGGACGTTTCTCAGCTTAGTCATCTTATGAAGGAGGACGGCGGCCATGAAACAGACTGACAAAATTCTCGCGTATTGTGCGGTGCACGAAACCATCACCCAGCGTGAAGCGTTTAAGCTCGGAATTTACCGCCTGGCGTCACGAATGTATGACCTGGGGCGCATGGGCTACCGCATCTTGAAAGAGGACATAAAAGTTCAGAACGCTGACGGTTCTTTCAGCTGGATCACGCGTTATTCGATTAAAACCAAGGAGGATATGAAAAATGAGAAAACTCTATGAGATTAATTCCGATTTAGAAGGTGTTTTGACCGCTATGGCTCTCGAAATGGAAGAGAACGGCGAGATAAGCGACGAGACGGTTGCCAGGCTGGGTCAGCTGCAGATCGAGAAGGACGCGAAGATCGAGGGCATGGCGCTTTGGGCCAAGGAATTAAAAGCCCGCATAGAAGAGGCAAAGGCCGAGAAGGCGCGCATCGCAAAGATTCAGGCCCAGGGCGAGCGTGAGCTGGAGCGCTTAAAAACCTTTATTTCTCAGGAGCTCAACGGTCAGAAGTTCAAAAGTGCACGCGCATCGGTCAGCTACAGAACCACATATGACTGCGTGGACATAGACAAAGAACACGAGAGAGATATTCCTGCACAGTACAGAAAGATTGGAGATCCAGACAAGACATTGCTTAAGGCGGCATTGCAGGCTGGCGAGGTGATTGAGGGCGTAAGCCTTAATGACCACACATCCGTGATTATCAAATGAGGAGGTAAATATGGAATTAAAATTCAGGGATTTGCGCGCGGACGAGATCGATTGCCGCGTTGCTACCGTAAAGGAAGGGAAGGGCATTAGTCTTTTGCTCTACAAGGACGCCAGGTGCGACATGATCATCCTGGACGAGACGGTTGGTCCTATGCGCTGGCAAAGGGAACACAGCCGCGATAACGCTAACTGCAGAGTGGGCATCTTTGATCCTGACCTGGGCTGGGTCTGGAAAGAGGACACGGGTACCGAGTCCAACACGGAAGCCGAGAAGGGCTTAGCGTCTGATTCATTTAAGCGTGCGTGCTTCAATTGGGGCATTGGCCGCGAGTTGTACACGGCGCCTTTTATCTGGGTTGATGCCAGCAAGGGTTCAAAAACTGACCGCTACAGCGTGGCCGAGATCACGATCGAAAACAAGAAAATCACGGCGCTGGCGATCCTGAATGAGAAAACTCACGAGATCGTTTACACGTTCGGGAAGGTTAAGGGTTCGAAGCCTGCTAAGGCTACTAAGCCAAAGGCGGCAGAGGTGCCCGTTGCAGCGCCTGCGGAGCCCGCACAGCCCGTTGCGGCCCAGCCTGCGGTAAATGAGCCCGCGCTTATTTGTCAGCGCTGTCACGGTGCCATTACGGACGTCAAATTAAAAAACGGCGGCGTTGCTCTGGCGGCCGAGGTTAAGGCTTTTGGTATTAAAAAATTCCCAGATTGGGAGGATGGTCTTTGCGCTAAATGCCAGGGAGAACTTATGAAATCAAGACAGGGAGGTAATCAGTAATGTTAAATCGTGTTTGTTTGCAGGGTAGGTTGACCCATGAGCCTGAGGTCCGTCTTACGTCAAGTCAGACCCAGTATTGTAACTTCCGCATCGCGTGCCAGCGCGACTTCAAAAAGCAGGACGGTACCTATGATACCGACTTCATTGATTGCGTTGCCTGGCGTAACACGGCGGGCTTTATCGCCAAGTTCTTTAACAAGGGCGACATGATCATCGTGGACGGTAAGCTCCAGGTTGACAACTTCAAAGACAAGGACGGTGTTAGCCGTTCGAAGTACCAGGTTGCTGTTGACGGAGTCAGTTTCAGCGGAGACGCAGCGAGATCCACAACAACGCAGCAGGACACAGAACCTGCACCAGTTGAGGACGCAGCAGAGAGTACAGAAGATTCAGAGTTACCGTTCGAGGTGGGATGATGATCATCAGAACTGAACATACCGAGGATTACCTCATGGTATCCAATTCTGTTATAAGGGACGCGCGTCTTTCAATCGAGGCGCGCGGGTTCCTGCTTTATCTATTGTCGATGAGCGATGATTGGAAGTTCAGCGTTAACGGTTTGTCTTATGCCACTGGTTTGTCCGAGTCGAAGGTTACGGCGCTTACCCAGGAGTTAAAAAACGCGGGCTATGTTTTTACAAAAAAGGTAAAAGACGAGCGTGGCCGTTTTGGATCATATGAATGGACTGTTTATGAACGGCCTGTTTTAGCGGCTTTTACCGAACAGGCAAAAAACCGAACCTCGGAAAAACCGAACCTCGAAAATTCTGAACCTCGGAAAAACCGAACCTCGGAAAAACCGAGCCTTGGAAAATCGGGGGACATAAGAATAACCAATAATAAAGAATTACCAAAGAGTAAAGAAGGACCAAAAAATAAACGCGTGTTTGGTGAATTTCAGAACGTTCTTTTATCTGATTCCGAGTTTGCTAATCTGCGACTTCGGTTTGGTGATCAGGAGCGTGGAGAGCGTATTGAGGATCTGTCGCGCTACCTGGCTCAGCACCCAAAGAAAAAATACGCGAGCCATTACGCCACGATCCTGGCGTGGGCCAGGAAGGATCAGCGCGATACCAGTGTTACGGCTATCCCTCATACCGAGGACGGTATTGACTGGGATCGGATCGCGCGTTTGGCCGAGGAACAGTTCACAAGCACACACGGAGGTAACAACACATGACGGTGCAGGAAGCGACAGTGATAGTGTACATGCTTCACACTAATTACCCGCAAGACAAGAAAGCGACCGAGAAGGAGCTGTTGGCGCGCATCAATCTTTACGCGGTGGAGTTTGCTGATTATGACGCCGATATCGTGCGGCAGGCGGCCTTGCATTGGATGCGTACTAATAAGTGGATGCCTACTGAAGCCGATCTGTTAGAAGCGTGCTCACGGGCTCGTATGCTGGCTCAGGTGCCCGTTGAACAACCGAAACGGTTAACAGCTCAGGCGGTGTCAGCGTGGGACGACGAGCGCCTTGAAGCGTTTTGCAGATCTATCGGCTTTGGGTATTCCGATGATCCTGAGGATGAGGGGTGGCTGCCTTATGAAGAATAGCGAGGTCATTCTCATCATTGCCAGGAAGCTGGAAGCAAAGAGCAAGCGTGGCGGCGTTCATTCCGCTGAATATCACAGGCTTGCTCAACACCTTAAAAAATCATCAGGGCACCTGCGGGCCTTGGAGATCCAGGAAGGGGGCGATTCCGATGTCACATCATAAATTCATTGTTCGGCTACCTGAAAGGCCGACGGGGACCGCACAACAGAAAGGCGTTAGCACCAACGGCGGCAGGGTGCGCTTTTATACGAAGGCGTCAGTTGCAAAAACAAGGGCCATGTATGCCGCAGGCATCCGACAGGAGTTTTTGCATTCAGGGCGGCCTATTCCTTTTCTTGAGGGCGCGATCCATGCACGTATTCAGTTCTATTTTGCCGTAAAGGATGAGCGGCTCTGGGGCCAGTACAAGCCCACGGTGCCCGACTGCGACAACCTGGTTAAGTTGTTGCTTGACGTGCTCACAGAGCTTCATTTCTGGCGCGACGATGCGCAGATCGCGGTGCTCGAAGTCGAGAAGTTCTACGGCAAAGAAAACCTATTTGAAATTGAGTTGGAGGATAAATTATGACCGAGTTTGAAGCTAAGACCGTATCGTTGCTGACCGACATTTCCGAGAGCCTGGCGGTTATATCGGGCCGCAAAAAGCCATATGACCCCACATTCCTGGAGACATACGGATTTGGAGACACAACACCAGAGTACAAGAGAGGTGCAGGTACAGAGCATGGAGATACAACTTGAGCACAGATCGTTCGAGGAACTATACCATTATGTTTTGCATAAGGTCTGGTTTAACGAGTTTTCGCGGGATGATCTTGTCGGTTATCTCGTATGTATGAAGGTCCAGCATGAAAGAGAATTAAAGGAGGCAAAAAATGAAAACAATCAATGCTGATTTGCTGTTGGAGATCCTACAGGCTGAACGTGCGAGCTGTTGTGTTGCTGACCAGCCTGGTTTGGATCTGGCGATTGAGATCTTAAAGGAACAGGACGATGTTGTTGAAATAACAAAAGGACTGCTTTTGGCGATAAAAGGAGATACTTTATGAGTGCTTATAGCGATTGGAAATGCGGCGCTTTGTCCGACGAGGAGTTTGCTTTTGAAATGCGGCGGGAGTGCTACGAGGCGCCTTTTGACGACCCGACGCCTAATGTGGAACGGGAGCCCATGACCCTCGAAGCGGCTCTGAAGATTGCCGAGTGTATAAACCTTGACTACGGCAAGATGGACGAGGATGAAATTGACGAGATGGATGAAGCAGTCGACATGGTCTTTGCGGCCGCTTATAAATGGCTCAAAACCCAGCAAACGTTCTTTAATGGCACCACGTTTAACGAAGACAAAATGCGCGAGGTCATTAAGGCTGGAATGGAAAAGTTGAGAGCGGAGCTTTCGGGAGGTGACGGTAATGAGTAACGCTTTTGAAGATGCAATGAACCATGGCTTTTCTGCGGCTGATATGGCCGCAGAGGAGCAGGAGTTTGTTCAGGATCACGGTTGCATCGATTGCGAGTACTACCGTCCTGGGTACGGCTGGCGTCCTGGGTGCCGTGGTAACGCTTGCGATCTGTCGTATAAAGGGGGGCGTACTTGATGCATTTACACGTTTTACGCGCGCATAAAGATGAGGAGCGGGTGACTCATTCACCCGCCGAGCTCAGCCCGTGCCCGAATTGCGGTGCAGATATGAGAGGTAAAGAAGAATGAGTAGATATGAAGGAAATAATAGAGCACATTTAAGACCAAGCGACTATGATAACAACGGTGATATTTTACCTGACGGTTATAAGAGACTAAAAGACGGGACTATTATTGATACGGATTGTATGGACGAAGATGCAAAACAAGCGTCAATCCCATACACTTGCAATGCTCCACAACACGATTGGAAGTGCGGTTATCCCGATATTCACGGAGATAAATATTATTCTAATTGGAAAAGACATTTAGTTGATAACGGATATAACGCAGATTGGAAATGTAAAGAATGTGGTTATGTGGTAAAGACAGATTTTCCACCTATGGAATGTCCTAATTGTGCTATGAGAGGTGATAAAGAATGAGTATATACTGGTATGAAAATTGTTTAGTTTATTCATACGAAGTTAGTGGAATGTATATTCATGGAGTTGTTGAATTTGGGAGGTAAAGAAGAATGACTAATAAAGAAGCACTAAAAATAGCAAGTTGGTTGGTTGATGATGAATTATGCAGAGAACGAACAGAATACTGTGGCAAGTCTTGTATTGAATGTCAGCGAGAAGTACAGAAGATATTATTGAAGATGGCACAGGAGGTAGAAGAATGAGATTAGGTGATTTAGACGCTTTGAAAACCACAATAATCAACATTTGTGGTAAATGTTCCAATAATATTACAGATTATGATGAAAATAAAGTTCCTAATGGAAATTGTGCTATATGGCATATTCTTAATATTATCGATAATGCCCCGACAGTTGAAGCAGGCAGTATCATTGATGGTCTAAATAATGAGATTGATGATTTATCAGAAAATCTTGCATGGTATATCAATGAAAGAAACAGATTATTGAAAGAACGCAGACCGCAAGGTGAGTGGATAAGCGATTATAGAACCTGTAAATGTTCGGTTTGTGATTTTATTACGGTTATTGATACATATAACTATTGTCCGAGTTGCGGAGCGGAAATGAGAGGTGATAAAGAATGAACACGATTGTAGCGTTTTTATGCGGCGGTGTCTTGGGTGTATTCCTGGGTTTCTTGATTGCCGCGATCATCGTTGCCAGCGGAGGTGGTGGATCATGAAAAGATTAACAGCGGTCTGGGGCTCTGATTACGATATGCACATGGATCAAAACTACCCGCGGCCCGTATGCCCTATTTGCCGTGACCCGTTCGGGCGGGACGAGGATGGTAAGGAGCGGTGCTACAACTGCGGTCGCGTCATCAGCGTTACCGATCCTGACATGATCGAGTGGTTAAAGGTCAGGCGTGAAACAAAGACCGAGATGTGGGATTGCTGGAGTTGCGGAGGTAAAGCTTGCGTTGAGGCTCACTTGCATCGCAATCCGATTACCCTTTTGTGGCAGGGCGCATACGGTCATTGCACTAAATTCGATATGAACTGGATAGTATAGCTGCGGATCACATCACATTACTGGTGCAGGTTTGACAACAACAGAGTAATTCCAGAGATTTAAGAGAGCGCGGAGCGAGAGTTCCGCGCTTTTTCATTTTGTCCGAAAATGGACACCAAAGTACAATTATTCGGACTTTGGGGTGATAGAATAGAACAAAGGAGCGTTTTTGCCTATGAAAACTACAAAAGAACTGCAGATTTTACCGATTGACGACCTGATTCCGTATATCAATAATGCGCGGACGCACAGCAAGGACCAGATTCAGAAGTTGCGCGCGTCATTGCGCGAGTTTGGCTTTGTAACGCCTATCCTGATTGACATGGACAAGAACGTCATAGCTGGCCACGGGCGGCTTATGGCGGCGCGTGAGGAGGGAATTACGGAGGTACCGTGCGTTATCGTTGACTTCCTGACTGAAGCCCAGCGCAAGGCATACATTCTTGCTGACAACCGCATGGCCATGGACGCGGGCTGGGATGCCGATCTGTTAAAGCTCGAGCTGGCGGGATTGCAGGACTTAGGCTTTGACTTATCGCTTACGGGCTTTTCGGAGCCTGACCTGGACGATATCTTTGATGAAGGCGTTAAGCTGGTAGAGGACGACGACTTTGACCTGACGGCGGCACTTGAAAAGGCGTCTTTTGTGGAACCTGGTGATCTATGGACGGTAGGACGTCACCGTTTGCTTTGCGGCGATGCCACCAATCCTGGCGACGTCGGTTTGCTTATGGCCGATAAGCGTGCCAACCTGATATTAACCGACCCGCCATACGGCGTAACGTATAAATCGTCTGACGGTCTTACGATCCAGAATGACAGCCTTAAGGGCGACGGTTTTTATCAGTTCTTATTCCATTCGTTTGTTAATATGGTTACCTATCTTGAACCTGGCGGTGCGGCGTATGTATTCCATGCCGATACCGAAGGGTTCAACTTCAGAAAGGCTTTTTGTGACGCTGGGTTGCACCTGGCGGGCTGTTGCATCTGGGTGAAAAACAGCCTTGTTTTAGGCCGTTCTGATTACCAATGGCAGCACGAGCCCGTCCTTTACGGCTTTATGCCTGAGGAACCCGCAGGCGATTATGAACAGGAACACGAGCCTATCCTTTACGGCTTTAGGCGTAATGGTAAGCACGCGTGGTATTCCGATCGTAAACAGACCACCATTTGGAACTTTGACAAACCCAAACGGAGCCGCAACCATCCGACTTCAAAGCCGCTTGACTTGCTTTCGTATCCTATCGGCAATTCTACCCGTGAAAACGCTATTGTTATGGACCTTTTTGGCGGTTCTGGCTCTACTATGATGGCCTGCGAGCACATGAACCGTTCATGCTACATGATGGAGCTTGATCCTAAATACGCATCAGTAATACTCTGACGATACATCGAGAATGGAGGCAATCCTGCACAAGTATTCTGCGAGAGGAACGGAGAGAGAGTTAATTACTCGGACGTTGCAAAAGAAGTTGAGTAATGACCAGCAGGTTTCCAAAATTTGACGAAAACATAAACAAAAAGAACACCGTATTAAAAAAGGGGGATTAACCAATGCCACGGGTACATTATGAAGAGTGGAACACGCCAGACCAGCTCATCCGCATCCGCGGCTGGGCCATGGACGGGCTTACGGATGCTCAAATTGCGCGCAATATCGGCATAGGGCGCACTACGTTCTACAAATGGAAAAACGAGCACCCTGAGTTCGCTAACGCGTTAGTGCTTAGTAAGGACGTTGCTGACCGTGAAATCGAGAACGCGCTTTATAAGGCTGCTAAAAAGGGCAATATAACCGCTATGATCTATTGGCTCAAGAACCGAAAGCCAGAGGAATGGCGCGACCGCCGTGAGCCTGACATCGCCAGCGATTTGCTTATGAAGGTTGATGAGGTCACGGTCAAGATAAGAGAGGCGGCCGAGAATGGTGGAGATCCAGTTAACAAAGAAACAAGCTGAATACGTCAGGGAAGCCCACCACCGATGGAACTTTGCGATCGGGGCGGTGCGTTCGGGCAAGTCGCACCTTGCGGTCCAGTACACGATTCCGAAATGCGTTCAGGAGCGCAGGGGCCTGCGTGGATTAAACGTGATCCTGGGTGTAACGAAGGAGTCAATTGAGCGTAACGTCTTAGAACCCATGCGTGATATCTGGGGCGAGGGGGCCGTGTCGCAGATAAACTCGCGTAACGTGGCGCTTATCTTTGGTGAGCGTGTCTATTGCTTAGGCGCTGGCAAGGCGGGCCAGGTGGCGCCTTTACGCGGCTCTGAGATCAAGTTTTGTTATATCGACGAAGCCACCGACATCAATGAAGAAGTGTTTGAGCTGTTGAAGTCGCGACTATCCCTACCGTACTCCATTTGCCATGCGGCCGCTAACCCGTCATATCCATCACACTTCATTAAGCAGTTCATAGACAGCAGGAGTGCAGGTCTGGACATATACGTTCAAGAGTACACGATCTACGACAATCCGTTCTTACCGCCAGAGTACGTTACCAATCTTGAAGCGGAGTACAAAGGAACGGTTTATTTTCTGCGTTACATCTTAGGTCAATGGGCACAGGCTGAGGGATTGATATTTCCTATGTATCTTGAAGCGTTCGCAGAACCGCCACAGGGCGTGCCAGTGCGCGATTACTGCGTGTCTATCGACTACGGTACCCAGAACCCGTTTGCGGCGTTGCTGTGGGAACGCTACGGCGATACGTGGTATGCAACGAAAGGCTATTATTACTCGGGCCGTACCACCAACCGTCAAAAGACCGACGACGAATACGGGCGTGACATGGACGCTTTTGTCGAGGGCATTAAAGTTCAAACCGTGGACGGTATGCCTGGCAAGATTACGACGATCGTTGACCCGTCAGCCGCATCCTTTATCGCGCTGTTAAAAAAGCGCGCCTGGTGCAAGGTCCTACCTGCGGATAACGACGTGTCTAACGGAATAAGGGAGACGGCCACGGCCATGCACAGGGGCCTGATTAAAGTGTCGCCAAGGATCGAGGACTGGCGGCGTGAGGTTGAGGGCTACGTCTGGGATGAAAAGGCCGACGACAAGCCTGTTAAAGAAAACGACCACTTTATGGACGCTACCCGTTACTTTGTAAAGACTAAGCACCTGGTGCGCGACAGGACCGAGTTCAAGTCGATTTTCGGGCTTTTTTAAGACTTTGAGTCCCATTTATGATACTGTTTTATTGAAAAACGAACAAACGGTTGTTTTTGGTGACTGTATGGGAGACGTCAAATACATTTACACAAGGAACATGTTTAACCTCGAGAAGCGGTCTTATCCTGGCGTCGGTCAGTGGAAGGTACCGCAGATCGAGCCGACCGAGTATGTTGATGGTACCGACTGGGTGTCTTTTCTGGACGCGAAGAAGGCGGGCCAGGGCTCCAGCTGTCATTTCTACCTGGACGATTACCGTTTCTTGCGGGTATGGAATAACCCCGAGCAATACGTACCGCTTTTGTCAAAGTTCACGCAGGTTCTTTCACCTGATTTTTCCTTGTTTGCGGATTATCCCGAGGTGCTACAGCTCTACAACCATTACCGTAAGCACTGGCTGGCGGCCTTTTGGCAGGAGCATGGCATTCGGGTGATCCCGACGATCTGTTGGTCCACGCCTGATTCGTATGCCTGGTGCTTTGACGGGGAGCCTAAGGAGAGCGTGGTATCTGTCAGCTCTACGGGCTGTTGCATGAGCGCGGCCAACAAGAAGGCTTTTAACGATGGGTATGCGGCTATGATCCTGGCGTTGCACCCGTCCAAGGTTATTTATTTTGGTAAGGACATTTTGACCGACGACAATGCGTTTGCGGCCGATGTCGTATTTATAAAGAGCCAGTTTTCGGATCGCTTTGGCTCAAAAGAAAAGACGGAGGTTATAAATGATCAGGTTTAATCTTCAGTTGTTTGGCGGCAGGGGCGGTAACTCTACGGGCAAGCGTCAGCAATTGAGCGCCGCAGCTCGAAATCGGGCGACTATTGCCGCCGCGGCCAATGCGCAGCAGGCACTTAACGCAGCACAGTCACAACCTGCACCAGTTACAGTACAGGCGCAGCAAGCACAGCCAGCGCCGATCGCAGTTAATACAGCAACGCAGGCGCAGAACATGAACAATCAGACGTTTTCCGCTACTGATTCCGCTGATTATCACGATCTGTATGCAGGCCGTCAGTATTACCAGTCGCAGGCGTTCGGTATCGACACGCGTATGGCTTTGCAGGACTACTTGAATAACCAAACCATGAGTGGTTCGGTTTACGTCCAGTCGCAGACTCTCAATCACAAAATGCGACAGAATTTGCCGCTTACGGCCAATGAACAGTTTATGGTGGATGCTCTCACCGAGGGTATGCATAACCTGGGTTACAACCTCAATCTCACACGCTACGACAGGATCGATTTCATGAATAACATGTTAGGGCTCGGGAACTACGAAAACATGAGCGAGAGCCAGTTAAAGAAGGCGCTTGTGGGCTCATCCTTTGTTGATAAGGCGTTCGTATCTACGTCGTATAACAACTTCAAAAACGCACCCGCTGGTAATTCCTTTACTGACAAGGCTATCAAGATCACCTACAAAGCGAAGGCCAACACGCAGGCGCTTATGCCTGGTAACGGCCCAGGTGGACAGCTGGGTGAGATGGTTCTTGCACCTGGTCAGAGTTACAAGATTGTCGATGTGAAATATACTGGTAAGAAGGGCCGTTCTGGCGGTTCTATGCATAAGGCAGTTGAGTTAGTTGTTGAGGTTGGCTAAGGAGGTACATATGGCTACGAAAAAAACAACGAAAAAGAAAACGACAAAAAGCGACAGGATGCCTGGTTTCTTTGAGAGCGGTCCTGTTGAAATAACCCACCGTCCTAAGGGCTATTACGAAGTCATGAAGGAAATGGGCCAGGGTAAAAAGAAGAAAAAGTAAGAGGGCAGATCTATGAACTACTGGAGATTGCGTTTAATGAAATTAGGCGGGCGTGGCGGCAGTTCTACTGGCGCTACTACCAGGCGTGCACAGGCCCGACAGCAGATGGCTCAAAGTGTCGCGGCTCAGGTTCAGGCAAATGCGGCCGCACAACAGGCCCAGGCTGGCGCTACTCCAGCTCAGCCCGCTAACGTGACACCTACGCCACCAGCACCCGCGGCGCCTGCTACGAATACGAGGGTTACTTCTAATGCCGTATCTAACTTTGCGGCTATGAGCGACACCGCTATGGCGGCCGAGATCAATAAGGCGGTAGGTGTCGGAATGCCTAACCAGTTGGCTGACAAACCTGACGCTACCCAGCAGCTGGTATTTTCGGCTGGCTTTAATGAAAAGCCTATGGTGCTTGATCAGAAGGGCTTTGACAGCTACATGAAGGCTAATGGCTTAGGTAGTGGAGATCTTTTGAGCCGAGATGTTAACCCCGTTACCTACAAGAACGCGTCAAATACACAGGTCAAGATGACCGCTCAGGACGTTATCGATATGATGATGTACTCGAGAGTTAATTACATCGGCGGTAAGGTCGGAGGACAGGCGTTAGGTGCAGGTACGTACTTTGATCACACATACGGACAGTCTACAGGATATGGCGGTTCAGGACATAAAACTGCGGTTGCTGTTTTGAACCCCAAAACGGCCAAGATCATCACTTATTCGCAGTTAAAGTCTGACATTCCGTCTTGGAAGAAAACACATCCGAAATCCGCTAAGGCTATCGATAATCTTGTTAAAAAGACGGGCGGCCGCAGTTCGGAGAGCCTTTACGCGCTTGCTATGGGTTATAACGTCATTGCGCGTAACTCTGGCGCTAAGGGCGGCTATGTAAACGTTATTGATCGTTCGGCGCTTGTTTACCGTGCTACTTAAGGAGGTTAAAAATGGCAGTTAAAAAAGGCATTAGTGCGAAAAAAGAAAAGGAATACGCCGAGGCTATGATGGCCGCTATGGCTCGTGATAACGTCGGCAATGTACGCGCTGGCAAGCGCAAGACGACCACTAACAAAAAGAAGAAGTAATCGGCTTTTTGGGAGGGCATAGGAATGAAAACTTATCAGGATTTAGTGGCTGTTGGTGACCAGGAAGACAAGCGCATGGAGTTTGTTAAAGCGGCCATTGACCAGCACAAAGGCACGGCGATCTATCAGGAGGCTGTTGTTGCTGAGGAATATAACGCGCATCAAAACCGAACGATTAACCAGTACAGGAAGTTACTGTATACGATCTCGGGTCGCGCGGTTCCTGATAACTACAGTGCCAATTGGAAGATGGCCAGCCGTTTCTTTCACATCTTTGTTTGTCAGGAAGTTCAGCACCTTTTAGGTAACGGCGTTACCTGGGATAAGAAGAACAAGAAAGCCGCCGAGAGCAAGTTCGGCCAGGACTTTGACAACCGCTTGCAGGAGCTCGGAAAGGACGCGCTTATCGGGGGCGTCGCTTTTGGCTTTTATAACCTGGATCACATGGACGTGTTTAAGGTTACCGAGTTTGCACCGCTTTATGATGAAGAGAACGGCGCGCTTATGGCTGGCATCCGTTTTTGGCAGGTGTCCGATGATAAACCCTTAAGGGCTACCCTTTATGAAGTGGACGGCTACACCGACTATATCTGGATCAAGAGCGAGCCTAAGGTCTTAAAGGACAAGCGGCCTTATAAGCTCAAACTGCGAGAAACGCCTGCGGACGGCGTTGAAATCTACGACGGTGAAAACTACCCCACGTTCCCGATCGTGCCACTCTGGGGTAACCCCGAGCGCCAGAGCGAGCTCGTCGGCCTGCGTGAGCAGATTGACTGTTATGACCTTATTAAGTCTGGTTTTGCTAATGACCTTGACGACGCGTCGCAGATCTACTGGACCATCCAGAATGCTGGCGGTATGGACGACGTCGACCTTGCTAAATTCTTAGAGCGTATGAAGACCGTTAAGGCGGCCGTAGTCGAGGACACGGGTGCCAGGGCCGAGGCTCACACCATGGAGGTACCCTATAACGCACGCGAGGTCTTGCTGGCTCGTATTAAGCGCGATCTGTATAACGACGCTATGGCGCTTGATCCTGCAGACATTGCGGCTGGGGCCGTAACCGCTACCCAGATAAAGGCGGCCTATGAACCGCTTAATTCCAAGTGCGACGAGTTCGAGTATTGTATCCGTGATTTTCTTGACGGCCTGACCGCTGTTGCTGGCTTAGACGAGTACGAGGTCACATTCACACGCAGCATGATCGTAAACACATTAGAGCAGGTGCAGGTAATAGCAACCGCAGCTAATTTCTTAGATCGAGAGTACATCGTTGAGAAGATATTAACCGCTTTGGGCGATGGTGATCTTGCTGAGGATATGATCTCAAAGCTCGAAAAAGAAGAACAGGAGCGCATGACTCAGGCAATGCAACAGATGGCCGCACAGGCGTCTGGCGGCCAGAATGAAGGAGTTAACCCTACCGACAACGGGAACGCCACACAGGCGCAGTGAGGGGCCGTAGATGGCAGAGGACGAAGGCAGCAACAGAAGCGATGACGAACTTGCCGAGCTGATTTTCAGATTAAACCAGGTTTATGCTCAGGCTGGGTATGAGCTTAAGGTCAAGTTTGAAAAGTACATGGCCGATTTTGCGCGCAAGGACAAACAAAAACAGCAGGACCTTGACGCTGGGTTGATCACGCTTGATGAATACAAGCGCTGGCGCCTGGGTCAGATCTTAATCGGTCAGCGCTGGCAGGAGATGGTCGACACCATGACGGCCGACCTTGTAAAGGTCGACCAGTTTGCCATGGCTATGGTTAACGACACTTCGTATGATGTCTTTGCCGTAAATCACAACTACGGAACGTTCGAGGTGGAGCAGGGGAGCCACCTCAACACGTCTTATACCCTTTATAACCGTGATACGGTTGCTTATCTCGTAAAAAACCAGCCAGATCTGTTACCCGCGCCGCGTGTCGATATTCCTAAGGACATGGCGTGGAACAAACAGCACCTGGCGTCGGCGGTCTTGCAGGGGATCATGCAGGGCGAGTCGATCGGCAAGGTTGCAAACCGTGTACAGAACGTTGCCGAGATGGACCGTAAGGCCGCATTAAGGAATGCTCGCACCATGGTAACCAACGCGCAGAATGCGGGCCGACAGGCGGCCTACGAGCGCGGTGAAGAGAAAGGTATACACGGTGTTAAGATGTGGGTGGCGGCCCACGACGAGCGCGTCAGGGCGAGCCACGCGAAGATTGACGGCGAGCGGGTACCTGTTGATGAAAAGTTTTCTAATGGTTTAATGCATCCTGGGGATAAAAATGGCGCGCCTGCAGAGGTTTATAATTGCCGTTGCGCTATGGTTTTCAGGCTTACGGACATTGAGCCCGTTGCCAAGGAAAACCTAAAACCCGAGCCTGCTATGAGCTATAAAGCCTGGGAGAAAAGCAAGGCGGCCCACCAAACCGAGATTGAAGTTAAAGTTCCAGATAGGTATAAAGGCAATTTTGAAGACTTCAATCCGCTATCCATAGGTGCCAAAGAGCGGCAGGCGTTTGATGCGCTAAAAAAGGCCAGCGACAGTACAGGATACGAGTACGGACAGATATTCACTGGTGCAGGAAGTACAGATAGCTTCACGAGCGGATTACCAGACAAAGTACAAATAGATTTAAGCCAAGTTGACGGATCGGGGCTTGCGATCTATCATAGCCATACTAATGTTACGCCGTTATCAGCGGACGATTTCGGGTTTTTATGTAATCCGAGAGTTGATGCTATTGGTAACGTTGCGAGAAACGGTGACGTGTTTGTTGCAAGAATAGGCGATGGCATTAGGCCGACACGCGATGATTTTGATGCTGCGGTTGATAGAATTCGTACTGAAGTCGATCATGACTTGCTTGATGATCCTGATTTTTGGGATTGGAGCTTTGAAGAGCGAAATTATGCCGCTATCAGAGAGCAGGCTTTTAGAATTGCGCGAGAGTTTAAATGGACGTTGGAAGGAGGCAGTTTGAATGGTTAACGAATATTCGAAGTTGTTTAACGACAATATGTCATCTTTCGAGGCCAGGAACGTATTTTGGGATGCTGCTGAAAAACTACCGAAGTCCGAGAGAGAGAAATTGTTTGCGGCTTATGAGGACGTATCGCGTATCATTTTTGAGCGGGAGCGCAGAGAAAATGAAGGTTATTGTACTGCTGATAGATTGTCCTAATGAAAATTGAAAGTGCACCCGTTCGGGTGCATTATTTATTTGGGGGTGATCTTATGGCTGAGGAAGCGTTTACCTACAACTTTAAACTCACGGATAACTCTGAGGAAATACTCCGACTGACCGATGAAGCTATCGAGTATTTGCTTGAGGTTATCGGCCTGGAAGCCGAAGGCGATGTAATCGTGAAGATCAGCACGCCTGGCTGGATTCCTAAGGAGCCGATTGACACGGGCAATCTTAAAAACTCCATAAACCATCAGGTTGTCGTCAAAGAGAAGGCTGTCTATATCGGCACTAATGTCGAGTACGCACCTTATGTTGAGTTTGGAACTGGCGACCTTGGATCGGGCACTGGTAAAAAGTGGACGTACCGCGATGATGAGGGCAAGTTCCACCAGACGTCTGGCATGGCTGCGCGTCCTTTTATGGCTAAGGGCATTAGCGAAAACATCAAAAAGTATCGAGACGTCACGGAGCGTTATCTTAAAATGACTTTTGAATGATCAGGCTGGCCATCTCAGGTTTACCGACGGGCGGGAATTATCCCGCCTTTTGTTTTGTTTTGCTATAAAACAAGTGTTCTTTTGTCCTAATTTTAGTACTGTTAAACGGACAAACGCATATTTTTTTCATATAATGCCATTAAAGGGTAATTGCGAAGGACTGCAATCGAAGGAAAGGAGATCCCCTTATGGCATTAACAAGAAAGTTTTTATCAGCGCTGGGCATCGAAGAAGAGAAAGCCGAGCAGATCATTGAGGCAAACGCGCAATCTATCGACTATCTGAAGGCTGAGAGAGACAAGTACAAGGAAGATGCAGAGAAACTTCCAAAGGTGCAGGAAGAACTCGAGCACTACAAGGAAGCAGAGAAGAAGAGCGAGAAAGACCCTTATAAGGTCAAGTACGAAGCCATCAAAGAAGAGTTCGAGAACTTCAAGACTGACGTTACGGCTAAGGAAACCGCCGCGAAAAAGGCAGCCGCTTATCGAAAGCTGTTAAAGGACGCGGGCGTTTCCGAAAAGCACATTGATAAAGTCATGAAGGTTTCCGATCTGGACGGCGTTGAACTGGACGATGAGGGTAACGCGAAGAATGCGGGCAAGCTCACCGACGCTATCAAGTCAGAATGGTCTGATTTTATCCAGACCGATAAGACCCAGGGTGCGGATGTTGCTACTCCACCTGCGAATTCCACAAATGCGGTCAAAAGTAAAAAAGAGATTATGGAGATTAAGGATACCGCAGAGCGTATGGAAGCTTGGAAGACCTACCTCTCCAATCAGAAAGGATCATAAAAATGGCAGTTGAAAGTTTAACAAACCCCAGAGAGAATTTGCCTAATGTCTACGTTGACATCCAGGCACGTGAGCTCGATTTCGTTACGCGCTTTTCTAAGGACTGGACAGAACTTAGAAACGTTTTAGGCATTTCCCGTGAAATCAAAAAGCAGGCAGGCACTAAGCTTAAGTCTTATGTGGCTACCGTTACACTTGCTGACGGTGCGGTTGAGCCTGGTAACGTTATTCCTTATTCAAAGGCTAAGGTTCAGGAGGTTGGCTATGCTGATCTCAGCCTGCAGAAATATGCAAAGGCCGTTCCTGTTGAGGACGTTGACAAGTACGGTGTAGAGATTGCTGTTGAAAAGACCGACGATGCATTCCTTGACGAGCTTCAGGGCGTTGTCCTGGATGATTTCTATGGTGCAATCACAGACGATTCTCACGCTATGACAGGCACTTATTCCACATTCCAGAAAGCCGTTTCTATGGCTATCGGTAAGGTCAAGGATAAGTTTAAGAAGATGAGAAAGAATGCAACGAACATCGTTGTTTTCGTTAACACTCTCGATCTTTATGAATACCTTGGAGATACCCCGATTACGCTTCAGACCGCTTTCGGTATTGATTATGTAAAGAATTTCCTTGGCGCATCTACCATGATCGTTACTTCCGAGATCGACCAGGGTAAGGTTGTAGCTATTCCTGCTGACAACCTCGTAGCTTATTTCGTTGATCCGTCAACAGAGTTTGCTAAGCTCGGCCTTGTTTACACAACCGACGGTGATACAAACCTTATCGGATTCCATGCTCAGGGTAACTACGGCACAGCCGTTGGTGAGAGCTTTGCACTTATGGGTCTTAAGCTTTGGATGGAGTATGCGGATGGTGTCGCAATCAACACCATTGATGCAAACCCCATTAAGCCCCTGACATTACAGTCCGATTTGGCAGGGGCTACTTATCCGTGGACAGACAAACATCCGAGCGATTTTCAGAGCGACGTAACCGTTAACGGCGACGTTATCTCTGGCGACCTGGTATTCATTGAGGGCGGTCTTTCACCATCAGGCCCGCTTGCAGGTGACGGTTATTTCGTAGCTCTTAAGTGGAGTGATCCTGAGGCTGGTGTTACAAGTCTTAAGGTTGGCCTTATCCCGAGCGCATCTGGCATGGAGCCTGTTGAATGTATCAGCGATACCGATCGCAACGGTGTATTCAAGATCTCCAACAACCAGCAGTCGCTTAAGGTCATTCAGAGCAACGCTGGCCATGAAACAACCCAGACATTTAAGCTCGACTTCACCTTTGGTGACGCTGTCGAGGGAGAGGGTTAAGGTGACCGCTATGACTATCGAGGGTAACTAAGGAGATGGCTTATGGAACTGACCGATCTTTGCGTTGAACTGAACAATTATTTTGAGGTTACACGATGCATTGGAACTTTTAAGATTTCTGGCGGTGTCATTGATCTGTCCAGGCTTTTGGCAGACGGTTCATTGCAGAGAGGTCAGTTTTTCCGTATTGCTGGTAGCGTTTTTAATGACGGCGTTTATCAATACCCTTGCACGGGTTTAACGGATGAGACGTTTGACGGCGCTATATGGCCTATGGCGGTACCTAAGGCCGCCATGGGTCTACTTGCCGACATTCAGGCGTGGATCGAAGCCAATTCAACGGACAGCCAGCTGAACAGCCCATATCAGTCAGAGTCATTTGGCGGGTATTCCTACTCCAAGATCAACAATGGCAGCGGAGCTGGCGCCAGTGCAGATTTGGGAACGTGGCAGAACCAGTTTAGATCCAGACTTAACAAGTGGAGGAAGATTCGAGCCGTATGAGCCTTTTATCCGACGCAATGGAAAATTGCACCATGCTTGATAAGACCACTACGCCTGATGGCTACGGTGGCTTCACACCCGTCTGGAAAGAGGGCGCGGAGTTCAAAGCGGCGATTGTCTTTAATACGTCGTTGGAAGCCCGCAGAGCGCAGGCAGAGGGCGTCAAAAGCCTTTACACGGTAACGACCAGGCGCGGCACCGTACTTGAATACCACGACGTGTTTAAGCGTGCCCGTGACGGTAAGGTGTTTAGGGTAACGTCCGACGGTGATGATAAATATACGCCTAATTCCGCAACGCTGGACATGCGGCAGGTAACTGCAGAGGAGTGGAGTTTAGTTGATGGACAAAGCACAGGCACTACATAGCTTTTGGTCATCGTTCGGGCTTGATGCCTACGATATGAATACGGTACCGACGGGGGCGTCGATGCCGTATATCACATACGAGGTTTCTACTGACAGCCTGGACAACGTTGTCAATCTGACGGCCAGCATTTGGTATCACTCCATGTCTTGGGCCGAGATCACTCAAAAGGCCGACGAGATTGCTTTGCGTTTAAGCGCTGGCGGTCAAACCGTAAAGCTCGACGCAGGTTATCTCTGGATCACGCCAGGCTCACCGTTTGCTCAAAGGATGGACGATCCTACCGATGATGCAATCAGAAGAATTATTTTAAACGTTCAGGCCGAGTTTCTTACCGCGGCTTGAGAGAGGAGACATAAATGGGAAGATTCACTAAGATTTCACAGGACGCTTTTGAAGGCATGCAGCTGGATGCTGGTATGCTTTTAAACACTTTCGATCCTGCTAACCCTACCGCGCCTGCAGACAGCGAGATAATCGCGGCCACAACGGGCGGTATTAAGGCATCCTGCGTACCGACCTTTTCTGATCTGGGCGAGGACGTCGACAATGTACCCAATAACATGAAGGAATTTAAGCACCTCGATTCCTGGGAGTGCAAGCTCGAGTTCACTTCATTAGGCACATCACCAGAGAGTATAAGACTCGCGCTGGGTTGTGCAGATATAGACAGCAACAACACAGCACGCATCATTCCGAGACGCGATCTTAAGCAGACCGACTTTGCTGATATTTGGTGGGTTGGTGACAGGGCTGACGGTGGTTTTGTTGCCGTTAAGCTCATCAATGCTTTATCTGACGGCGGTTTTTCTTTGCAGACAACGAAGAACGGCAAAGGCCAGATATCTTGCTCGCTTATGGGCCACGTTTCTATTGATGATCAGGACACCATGCCGATGGAGTTCTATTCCGCTGATCCTGACGACACCGCTTTGTTCATTGAGCTCAACAGGGCAAGAGCAACCATTGAGGACGGTGCTTCAGTAACTCTCACAGCAAGCGCTACAAGCGGCGCTACGATCGCGTGGGCATCTACCGATACATCTGTTGCTACGGTTTCAAACGGCGTTGTTACGGGCGAGGCAGAGGGCGTATGCGTTATTACCGCCAAGGCTACAAAGAGTGGCGAGAGCGCTATTGCTACTTGCACGGTAACGGTCACGGAAGCGTCAAACGGAGAGGGGTAATTTATGAAATTGTCAGATTATAAAGGCGAGGATGCGCTGGAGCTGTTAGCGGACGTTCTTGAACCCGCTATGGAGATTATCGGAGATAAGCAGATAAGCGAAGCCGCAAAGAAGAACGAGTCGCGTGGCGCGCTTGTCAAAATGGTTATAAAGAACCATAAAAAGTCCATTCTTGAGATCATGGCTTATATCGGCGGTGAAGATCCCGCCAGCTATAATCCTGACATTTTAACCCTGACTGGGGACCTTTTGGAGTTGTTTAACGACGAGGCGTTTATGCAGCTTTTTCAGTCGCAGGGTCAGAAGTCGTCAGACCTACTTTCTGGCCCTGCTACGGAAGCTACACAGGCAAAAGAGAAATAAGATTTTTTCTCCAATACTGGCGCGCTTACTCCATTCAAGAGACAGAGAGCTGGCTCTATAAAAACTATGTTACCGAGTGTCTTAAGGTCATGACGGACAATACCGCAAAGGCCAACGGTGGCACGACTGTCAGCAGATCATACAGAGAGCTGATCACATCAGTAACAGACAACAAACCTGCACCCAGCAGCGAAGAGATTATAGAGCGCCTTAGATCCAAATTGAAGAAGTATGGAGAGCAGGGATGAGCAAGGAAGTATTTACATTAGAAGCCGTTTTGAAGCTTAACGACCAGGCTTTTAAGGATGGCGTTGAGTCGGCTAAGCAGAGCGCTGGCGGCTTTAAGGACCACCTTTTAGCCAACCTGGCCGCGGATGCAATCTCAAAGGGCTTGGAGACGATCGCGAGCGGTTTTATGAAGATCGCGAACGTCATTACAAACCATGTGGCGCCTGCGGTTTCAAGACTCGACACTCTCAACAGCTACGGTAAGACCATGAGTGCTTTGGGTTTCTCTACCGATGAAGCCACCGAGGCACAATCTAAACTTTCAGACGCCATCGACGGGTTGCCTACGACCCTTGATGGCATTATTTCTTGGCAGCAACAGTTCACGGCTCTGACCGATGATATCGCTGGTGCTACCGATTTGACCATTGCATTAAATAACGCCACCTTGGCCGCTGGTAAGGGCCAGGAAGCCGCCAACAATGCGATGGCTAACTGGTATGGCATTATTGCCGCTGGCGCGCCTGACGCGCAACACTGGCAGTCACTGTATTCGATGATGCCAGCTCAAATGAACCAGTTGGCTGAGTCCATTCTGGGTGCTGGTGCCAAGTCGGACGATCTATTCCTTGCCTGGAAAGAGGGCACCGTAACGACCGACATGGTAACGTCGGCGCTTATCCGCTTTAATAACGCGGGTGAGCAAGTCGGCAATACTGCGGCTATGATGGCCATGAAGCAGGCGGGCATAAATGAGGGCGTATCCAGCTTTGCGGATCAGGCTCAAATCGGCGCCGAGACCATTCAGACCGCTTATGGCAATATCGACACGGCAATCAGCAGAAACGTTGCAAACGTTTTAAAGGTTTTGAACGGTGACGCGAGCGATGGCGGCGGTCGTATTGTTCAGCTGTTGCTCAGTATAAAAACTTTAATTAATAACGTAGGCTCTACCATTACATCGTTTGTCCAGGCGCACCAGCCTGAGATCGACGCTATAATGAGTGCTCTAAATGCGATTTTTAAGGGGGAGGACCTTGCTGGTAACATTGGCACCGTTTTAAGCAATGTGGGCAGCATTCTCACGACCCTTTTTACAAATATTAAGACCTTTTTTGAAGAAAACCAGGAAGCAATCACCGAGACGGTATCTGCGGTTTTCGGTTCGGTTGTACAGACGTTGGTCGAGTTGCTACCAGTGCTCGTACCGATTGCTCTGGCGGCTATCAGCGCGATTTGCACGACGTTGATTGAAAATCTACCCTTGATAATCGAGAGCGCCGTACAGATCATTCTGGCGCTTGTAGCGGGGCTTAGGGATAACTTGCCGACGTTGATTCCTGCGATCGTGGATGCGGTTATCCTGATCTTGAATACGGTTATTGATAACCTGCCATTTATCCTCGAGGCCGCGCTGGATATCATCGTTGCGCTTGCTTTGGGCTTGATCGATGCATTGCCTAAGCTGGCCGACGCAGTACCGAAGATCATAGCAAAGATAGTAGCAGTCTTAATCTTGCACTTACCAGATATTATCTCAGCAGCCGTAGAGATCATCATGGCATTATGCATGGGTCTTATCGGGGCTTTACCTGACCTTATCGGAGCTGGTAATACCATTGTCCAGACTTTGTTAGAAGAGTTTATTAAGGGCTTTGGTGATATGAAGGAACGTTCAGGCCAATGGGGCAGGGACCTTATCAGTAACTTCATTTCTGGTATTCAGAGCATGTGGAGTAACTTCACGGGTGCTATCGGGGAGTTCGTTGGCTACATAGCTAATAACATAGGCTTTTCCGAACCTAAAGAGGGACCGTTATCGAATTTCCACACCTACGCGCCTGACATGATCGACCTGTTTACCACGGGTATCTACGACAACGAAGATAAATTGAAGGACGCATTTAATGACGTTTTCCAGTTGCCTGAAATGGACACCGTCGATGTTAAGGCTAACGGTGTTACCAGGGACGTTGCTGGGTATGCCGCGCAGGCGAGCAAGATTGAGCTCACGGCCACGATCCCGATCTATTTTGGCGGTAAGAAGGTAGGCCAGGAAATCGAAACGGTAACGGCCTACAACAACTTGATTTCAGGAGGTAGATAATGGCTGATCCTACGCCGACAGGCTTGCGAGATAATTATCCGATCACGTTAGACAGCGTCCAGTACGCGCCTTTTAAGACGTGGGACGTTTCTTATGCCGATTCCGTTACGACGCATGAAACTGAAAGCGGCAAGCAAGAGGACACGGTTGTCCGTAAGGGCCGCCGTGTTATTAGAGCTTCAACTACTTGCACGGATACTGTTGCGGCCCAGCTGGCGGCGCTTAATGACAAAGATTATTTCAGCGCCACATTCTTTGATATCAAGACAGGAACAAGTATCACAACAGACGTTAGAGTACGTGCAGGTTCCATGAGCATAAGCTTAGTACCTAAGAGCGCGGATCTGACAGCTGTTAACGGTTTATATTCCGTAAGTTTTAACCTGGAGGAGTTTTGATGTATTCGGTTAGTGACGCATACATTGAACAAATGATGAAGAAGGCCACAAGGCGCAGGCTGACTGGCACGATCGGCAGCGTTGCCTTTACTGGCGACGATATCGTGCGCGGTTCTTTTGAGGTTTCTGGACGCGCCACAACGGCCAGCGATACCAAGATCGGCGGTGTTTACCTGGGTGAGTTGTCGCTTATGTTTGTACCGTCTTTTCTTGCGAAGGTTGCCAGGAACACTTACAGGGATAAGGAGATATCAGTTGCTATCGGGCTCTGGATTCCTGACGATGAAGATTTGATTGACGGTGGTGAGTGGGTTGACGTGCCCATTGGCGTTTACACGGCCCAGGCGCCTAAGATCAGCAAGCGCGGCGTAGAGGTCACCGCTTATGATCACATGGCGCGCCTTGATAAAAGGTTTAACCTGGACGCTACTTACGGTACGCCGTATGGTTATCTGTCTTATATCGCGTCGCATTGTAACGTTGAGCTCGGGAATACTGAAGCAGAAATACAAGCGTTACCGAATGGCACGGAGACGTTGCCAATGTACCAAGAAAACGACATAGAAACATGCCGCGATCTTTTGTACTGGGTGGCGCAGGCATGCGGCTGTTTTGCGTGCGCTGACAGAGAAGGACGGATTGTATTGCGGCAATTTGGAACGGTCACAGGCGTTGAATTTGACGAAGATCACCGCGATGCTGACGTCATTTTCAGCGGCTATGTTACCAAGTGGACGGGCGTTTCTTTTGTCGACCTGGATACTCAAATGACCAGGTATTACGGGCTCGAGGTTGATGATGGATTGACCATGAACATGGGCGCTAATCCGCTTTTGCAGCTGGGTTCGGCCACGGCCGTTGAGCGTCGTCGCAGAGCCGTACTTGGCGCGGTTGCTCAGATCCAGTACACACCGTTCTATGCTAATTCAGCCCGCGATCCGATCTTTGACCTGGGTGACGAGATTCCGTTTTCTGGCGGCATATCAGGAGAGTGCACGGGTTGCGTAATGTCATATGACTATTCCATCGACAACTTTACATTCGAGGGATACGGTGACGATCCTGCACTGGCTAATGCGAGATCTAAGGCAGACAAGAACATTGCAGGGCTGTTGCAGTCGACGACCGAGAACGAGGTTACCTTTTATCAATACGCAAATACTGAAGCGATCACTTTCGGCTCGGAGCAGGAAGTGTCGATTGCATCTTTGCGCTTTATGTCGGCCCAGGAGACAACGGTCAAAATCATGCATGAGTTCTTGATTGATTTCGTTTCTGATTTGGCTCTGGACGGCTCGTATGAGCTGCGTTACTACCTGGATGAAGAGTTGCTTTCATATAAACCGTATGAGCGCCTGGGGGCCGTTTCTGGGCTTACAACGGGCAATGTGACCGACGTGTCAATTGCCAGAGATTTCTTTTATCTGTTAAAGAACGTTGAACCTGGAAGTAATCACACGTGGGAGGTTCGGATAATCGCGCATAACATCCAGAGCGCGGTCATTCAGCAGGATCATGCTCATGTTGTTATTGAGGGTCAGCGTCTTTACGGCGAGGAATTTTACGGCGGTCTTATTGAAGCGAGGGATTACCTCACGATCATACCGTATGGCTATCTGTCGCTTGTATCTATTACCGATGCGGCAGACGTTACGCCATCTACAAAATGGTGGCACGGCGATGATGTTGGCGGCTCTGACGAAGTATCTAAATACGCAATAAACGAAATAACCATGTTGCCGATTGTGGACGATTTTCCGACTATCGTCATGAAGCGCGGGTTCCCGTGGCGGTTAGAGAATGACGATACCTGGGTGACCGAGTCTGGCGACAGATGGTTTACAGAATAAGGAGGGTTTTATGGCAGATATTAGGTATTCAGACGTTTTGCAGGACGCGGGTTCAGTAATCTCAGGTCTTGAAACCTCGGACGTAATGGCAATAGCGAGAGAGGATCAAGACTCACCTACCGATTTTACTTCTATGGTGGGTCGAGCTGGCGTCATTGCTAAGAGTATGCTTGGTGATTTTGAGTATCCGACAGAATTGCCTGATTTCAATGACCAGTCTGTTTTTGGTGCTCTGGAAGAGTTAAAGCAGACACCTATTCCAGAGACGGATATCACGACAGAGATTGATACACCTGCACCTATTATTTCTTTCAATGACGGTGGCGACAATATCCCTTTGAAGTCATTAACAACGGAGATTGTGCCGATTCAGTCGGGTTCGGGAACACCAAGTCCGACAAATGTGCGTAGCATATCAGGAATAACCACAGTTAATCTTGTGAGAACCAAAAAGAATATATTTGATGGAACATCCGTTCTTGAAGCATACTTTTATGGAACTCATACGATAACAGCATTAACCGATAGTGCTATGTGTTATGCTTTGTGCAAACCAAATACAACATACACGATTTCAAAAACCGTAGGAACAAGATTTCAAGTTGCCTATATAGATAGATTACCCCAAAT